AAGGGAACGAAATACTCTTTGCCATCTTTAATAGTTTGATTTAGTTCTTTTTTAATACCTTGGTTTATCCATGACTTCTTAGCGGGTACGTTAGGGACGCGGTTAGTTTTAGGTCGATTGCCTTTGTGTGCCTGTATCTCGTCAATTAACCCTTGGAATTTATTATATGCTGCCGACTCTACGTCAGTGTGAGCAGGTAAAGAATCAATACTAGTGAAATCTTCTAGTTTTAACTCTTTTTTGACATTAGCGTACTCTTGGCGAGCCTTGTCTAAATTCCCCTCAAGGTTTTTTAATTTATCTTCCCATTGACTAAATTCAGCGTCAAAAGCAGCATCTTTATACCCCTTCTTCTTACCCTCTTTATGCCAATCACTTTGAAGTTCATCCATAAGATGTACGCTTTTACCGTCTGGCGTATTAAAGGATTGTGTGCGCGTTGTTAGTGCTAGGTTTGGCTCTCCGTCATAGTGAGGAGGCGTGTATTCTTCTACATTCTTCCTAGCGGCATAGTCTATATCAGCCTGACTAAGCGGGGCGTCATCAGAAGCCCCCAAAATTCCCCTCGCCTCTTGTTCTGTTACTACTTTGTGAGGAACAGTCAACAAATTCTCTTGGTAGTCAGTGCCGCCTTTTTGGGAATACTTCTGATAATGCGGAAGCCCTGTATTTGTCTCAACCCATTGCCCCCGTTGGTCTTCTAATGCCTCAATATAACCCACACCATCAGCATCCCTATAACCCGCGCGCTCATAAATATCATTAAGAAAATCTCTTGCTTCACGGTTAGACCCTCCTGACTGTCTGTGGATATTAATCGCCTTGATTATCTCTGGTTTTACGACCGTCATATCTGGTGTGTAAAAAGATGCCTCATTCTCTGCTATAAGTTCCAATTCATCCGCTACATGAGCTGCCCTTGCTTGGAGGAACTCTGGTTTCAGTGGTGTATTTTTATTCAAAACCTTCTCATCATACCGCAATCTATTATCACCGATATAATCAAGTACCTCATCACGGCTAACCTTACCTTTATTTTGCAACCAAGTATCAAGTCCCATATCTTGCATCTCTTCTGCAATCCTTGAGCCTTGCCCATCGCCTTTAGCAAGTATGCCTAGATATTGCTGACCTGTCCCTTTTGGCTGCAAGTTAGCGGCTAGTCGCTCTGTTGGTGAGTAAAAGCCTAAGTCGTCTAAATCATTAACTTTACTTAAAACTTCTTTACCCGCTTGTTTACCGACATCACCCAATGGCCCAGCCATTCCAAGAACACCTAAACCGTATAAACCCAACCCATGTAAGGCTTCATATCCATCAGCCGCTAGTACACCGTCTTTAATTTGTACTAAACCATCTCTTTGGTCGCGTATATCCGCACCCGCTGTTAACTCAGGCGAAAATTCTAATAAACCTTGCAGATTGTCACCCCATTGCCCCGGTATTGCCTTATTAAGCGGATCATAGATATAATCCTCCATAAAACGGTCGGCCGGTGCTATTTTACTTTGCAACCATTTTCTGTTTCTTGCGCGCCATTCAGGACTACCGAAATCACTCACTTAATGAACCTCCGGGGCGGTTTTGTTTTAGACTTATTTCATCAGACTTTAAAACACCACTCATAAGCATTTGTTCTTTTGCTAATTCGTGTTCCATTGCCATCTTTTCACGAGCAAGTTCTAATTCTGCATTAGCCTTATCTCTCGCTAATTGTGCCTCAAGTGCCGCCTTCTCTCTAATCGCTTGAACTTGGGCTTGTGCTTTTTCGCGCTCTAGCTCCATCTTCTGTTGGTCTAATTGCGCTTGCATTTGGGCTTTTTGCTGATCCATTTGCATATCAGCTTGGTTTTCTTGTTGCTTCATTTGAAGCTCAGCCTGTTTTGCTTTTTGGTCAGCTTGTAACTTCAACATCTCAGGGTTAGGCTGTGGCGGCTTAGGCGGCATCTGTGCAGGATTAGGCCAGTATTGATCTGCCTCACCAAGCTCCATATCATCTATCATTTTAGACATATTATTATAAAGCTCGTTTGGTGTAACCAATCCCATTTGCATCGCATTTACTTGCTGTTGCATAAGGAAAGTACGTGCTTTAATGCGCTCCGTCTTATCACCACTACCAAGGCCAACATTAATTGTCACCTTCATATTAGCGTTCCAAGCATTAGGCTGCATCGGAACCCACTCACCACGTAAACGAATAATTCTTTCCTGTTCTTGGTGCTTAACAATTAAATGTAGGATTTTCTCAAATAACATACCAAACGCATTAGCAAGGTTTCTTGAGATTAACTCAATCTTACCCATACCCTTTTGTTGAATAAGCTCAACACCAGTTGCGGTTTGGTTTAATGTGTCTGCATCAAGCCCTTGATTATATCTTGTAACGCCCGTTCGTTGTTCGCGTTCACCATCCCAATACTCAAGCATATTAAAACTTTGACCCGCCGTGAATGGTATATCAATGGGTCTTAAACCACCCGCGCCCCTTGTTCTAATTGGTGCGCCCGGTCTAACCGTCAACAAATCGTCAAAAGTATCTTCACTAACAATAGAATCTGGCACTTCAATACGTGGGTTATTTGTCTGATAAAGGTTATCCATTACTTGTCTAAGCAATGTTGATTTAACCAACTGAATATCCATTGTGCTATCAGCAAGTGATTTACCAATAACTTTGTGAGGCATTTTATTAGGAGTGAAATCTGCGAAAGGATGTTCATCAACTTCCACATTTTCTAGTACCGTTTTGTTAACCCTTGTAACTTTACGTAATTCTGTGATTTCATCTTCGTCATAGTCGGCGCGGATATATTCTTCCATAACCCACACTTCACGCATCATAGGGTCAATACTATCTTCAGTATCGGTTAGGTAATCCTCATCTTTAAATCGTTCTTGCTCACGACTATCTATTGTGTCGCCATCCTCATGTGTGCTTAAACCTTTAACCTTATCTTCATCAAAGCCCATAGCAAGCAGCTCAGAGATTGTTTTACGTGTTTTATGCGCCGTATAGTCAGCATCTTTTAAACAACGTGTGCGCGGGGCTAATAAAAACTCCTCAGGCGGTATATTTTCAATAATCACACGACCTTTTGGTTTTTCACGTATTACCGTTACATCAATTAGATTTATTACCTTATCACCTAGTGTTTCCTCGTAAGGTGTCGCCTCGATAATCTCAGCTTCTTGCGCTAAAGTAACAATAGCTTCCTCAGTAAGCCCCGTATAAGTCTCCCTTACCTTCTCAGTGCTGTCATCCCAATATGATTTAACAATACCAACCTTGTTTAAAAGGCCATCCTTCGCCCAATCATGCGCGATAGTGAACCCGTCATTATCCCTGTAAAAGATGTAATTTGCGTAATCTGTTGCTTGGTCTGCGAACTGTTCATCTTCTGGTTTTTCAGGCTCAAACTCAACCACACGCTGCCCCGATACAAACACACGTAGTAAATCAGGCATAATTCCATCAATCGTACTTGCCACATCACGACTAACGACCTTAGAATGACCTTCTTCTTCATTACCAAAAGGCTCACCCTCGTAATACTGTAAAGCCTCTTCTTGTTCGATAGATATTTCTGTGGAGCGATAGCCTACAGCCGCCCTCTCTTCTGATTGAAGAAGGCTTATAAATCTTTGTTCATTCATTAAACTACCCATTTCGTGTTTATTTCGAGCTTCTGTTTTTTCTTCTTACGCTCTATACCCATCGCTAAATAACGCATTGCATCGCAAGGATGCGAACACCAATCATGTAACGGTCTATTCTTAAATACCTGTAGCTTATCGTCCCACTCTTTGCGGTACTGCCTTAATGCCTCAATACCTCTTGCACATTTTTCTTCATCAAACCAAATACGTGGCAATATATTTCTTACTGCGTTGATTCCGTCATCAACTGATTGTGCTGGCAATATGCGACACCGAACCCCTAAACTATTTAAGACTTCCTCGCGTGATTTACCTGTTCCCAACTCTTTCGCCTTTGCGTCATGCGGGAATATTTGCTCATCTGTATAAAGGTAAGGTTTTTCTCTAAGTATCTTAACGTAGTGATCCAACCCCTGCCCGGAACTCTCATAGAAATCTATACACCGTATTTCCATACCGACTTGTTGAAAGAACCATATAGAGGTTGCGTCTCCTATTCCTAAATCCCACGCTGTTTGAACACTGACTACAGGATCATATGGCACTTTAGTTATTCTATTATCATCCTCGGCTTGTTTCATTAATTGCCCGTAATAAGAGCCTGTAATAGCCGCTTGGAATGAACATTCGAACTCTTGGTCATACTGATCCTGTGTCATGCTCTTTCTAAGCACGTCAAGCTCTTCGTCTGATATTAACTTTGTGTCTGATATTTTAAGTTCACCGTAATACCAGTTATCGTCATTCTTTGCGTTTTCACAAATATCATAAAATGTGTTACGCCCTTTTGGCGTGCCAATAAAAGCAGCCCATCCTTGCCTATCTGTTAAAGCAGGGAGTAAAACCTCAGTCCATATTGTCGGATTCATATCAGCAAACTCATCAAGCACCGCGCCATCTAAATAAATACCACGTAAGCTATCAGGGTTATCAGCACCATATAAGCGCACTCTCCCACCATTAGGTAGGTCTACCCTCAGTTCACTCTCATTAGCTGTTGCGCCGTGTTCTCTTAGAGGTGCTATCGCGTCTTTTAAGTATTGCCACGCGACATCTTTAGCTTGTTTATATAGTGGAGCAAGATACGCAAATCTTGGGTTAGACTTTTCACATTGTAATGCGCCCCTTAGAAGCTCATTAATATGCGCTACTGTTTTCCCTGCCCTACGATGAGCCACCATAGCAGACCATCGCTCTTTACGTTCATGAAACCCCTTAAATTCATCACGGGGCTTATAAGGGATTATTACTTCTCCCATGAAACTTTAATCGGCCCTGAATCTGGATCACCACCCAAAGCTAACTTATCGCCATATTTCTTGGGTTTTAACTTACCCATTAACCATTTTCTTGCGTCTATTCTAACCCGTGACCTTTGGATATGTTCCCCATTAACAATCCATCGTTCATCTTCATCTTTACCATTCCGAGCCATCCAATCATTAGAAGCGTTATCCGCAATGTCTAATAATTCTTCTGCCATATAATCTGCACAAACTTCTTTTGCGCGCGCGTATCTGTCGCGAAACTCTTTATCTTTAGCCAACCATCTGAATATTGTGCTTTTATCAGGCATTTCTTCATCACGCCCAATTTCAGCTACTCCTTGCCCCTCTATAATCCTTGTTAGTATAGTTTCTGCTAATTCTTCGTTATAATCTGTAGGGCGGCCTATTTTAATTTCTGCCATGTTGTGAACCCTCCCCATAATTAATAGGTAAAGATACTCGCCCCTCGTATGTTTGTGGATTTCCATACCATATACTTAATAGCTCTTTTATAGTCGGTATAGTTATCGCGTCAAATTCAGGATCTATGTTTGCGCTAATAGGTTCATATATCATATTGTTAAAGCTCTCTTTCGAGTGGGCCTCTCCTTTTATGTTTTAATTTACTCTTGGTTAAGACCTTCAACACCACGGCGTTCGCGATCCTCAGTTCTTTTTTGTTGCCACATTAACGCCTCATCTAATTTTGTAATTGTTAATGCATTCTCCCTACATGGATATTTTTCATTTAATCCTTCTATGATTAATTTAGCGACTTCAATAATATCAGTTACCTGACAACCATTCTTGCCATTTTCCTTGATAGGGCCATTCTGTATTGTAAAGCTGAGAGAGTTTACATCGTCACGAACATAAATAAATTTATATGGACGTATCTCCTTCTCAAATAGTTTATAATCCATTTGCATTCCACCATTAGGAAATAATTCAGGATTATGCTTCTTAAGCTCTCCCATATTAACAATGTATTCACCGCTTGGTGTTTGGGTGTAATTCTTTAAAGTTTCTAGTGCCATGAAAATTTCCTTTTATGTGTTTATGCTATGCGAATTATCGCGTTTGATGCGTCCGCTGTTGGGAATTGCGCTGTAAATGTTCCCGCTGTTACTGATTTATCACCCGCGAAGTCATGGACTGATACTGCCGGATCACCCGCAGCCGTTTCATTAAATATTAAACCACTTGCCGCCGTGAATGTAGCCGTTGTCCAGCTAACATCTGCAAAATCTGTATAAGCTGTTGTTCCGCTTGTTGTTGGATTTACATTTGTTAATGTCTCACCCTTTGCTGTGTACCCTGTGCCAGTGATTTCATTGGTCGCGCTATATGCTGTTGTGCCTGCGCCGTGTGTCGCTGCACTTGTGTAAAGTGCCAACTTAAAAGTATCGCCACCAGAAGCTAGAAAATTATGCTTTGCTTCCAATAGCTCTTGTTTAAATGATGTACACATCGCTGTTGTAGATGCCATTTCTAACCTTCCTTTTTAATCGTGGGGATGTATGAAGCGATTAAGCTCTCTATCCTGTGTTTTTCATTTTGATATAATTGTTTTATTTCCGGGCTTGCGTCCGGTGCTGTTTCTATGATCCGATTACATATAATTCGCGCCCAAGTCTTCGGTGAATGACCACCATCACTTGCATAAACCTTTACGTCCATTCTGAATCATCCTTATCTTGATCTGTCCATGTGGTTTCATCTTCTGTTTGACTTGACCAATTATCGCTCTGTTGTGCCTGATCTAACCATGCTTGGCTGTCTTGTGATTGCACTGACCAACTACCGTCATCCTCATTTTGAATAACCCACGAGCCGTATAGTCCTATTTCTATTGTGCCAACTTCACCTGTGGCTGATACACCTGTTATTGGAACTGTTTCAGTGCCGCCACCAATCACAATATCGCCAACCGCGCCTACCGCTTGATTACCAAGCAAAGTAACCGCCGTATCTGTGTTGATTGATAGCGTTCCAATCGCACCCGTTCCAACAACACCGCTTAAAACCGCAGAGGATGATGAAAGTGTCGCAATATCACCAACCGCGCCCGTTGCCTGAACACCCGTGAGGGTTAATGTGGCATTACTTAATACCGTTAATGCACCAACCTGACCTACACCCTCAACACCTGTTAAAAGTGCCGCGTCATTTTCAGCCGTGCTTATGGTAAGCGTTCCAACCGATCCTGTGCCTGATACCCCACTAAGAACAATTGCTGCGTCTGATATAGTAACTAATTCACCAACTTGACCTGTAGCCTCAACACCAATTAATGATGCTGTGGTTATCGAGGCTGTACTAATGGTTAAATTACCAACGCCGCCCGTGGCATTTACGCCTGATAACGTTTGTGCTGTGTCAACCTGAATCCCTAAAGTACCGACCGCGCCAGAACCAGATACACCTGATAAAATCTCGCTTGCGTCTGCTTGTATCGTAAGGTCACCAACCGCACCGGATGCCTGTACACCCGCTAAAATTTGCGCGATTCCAGTTGAAACTGTTATTGTGCCGACCGTACCTGAGGCAGATACACCCGTAAGTAATGTTGAGCCATCAACCTGAATTGTTAAATTACCAACACTACCTGTTGCTTGAACCCCTGTTAATAACGCGCTTCCACCCCCGCCGCTAGGCACAGGGTTTAAAACAACCGCCATAACACCCCAATTGGTATTGGAACCGTTAAAACTAAAATTACCACTCACCGCCGCCGCTGTGGTTTGAATAACATCACCGAACGCACCCGCAGAAGAAGCCGCACCCGTCCCCGGTGGGCCATTAGTGTTATTATTCTGTATCGTAATGCCCGCAGTATTCGATGATACAAGCGCACCACCTGCACGTCCGCGCTCAGTACCTGCAAAGACAACAACTGCACAATCATCTGTGCTTGGTGTAATACTTGTTAAAACGCCTGTTAAATTTGCCCCGCCAGTATTGCTATTTGATTGATCTATTGGATCATCAGGGTCAACACCCGAATATGTCGCAATACACGCCCACGCTCTTTCTGAACCAGATGTAGGTGAAAATGTATAACTCGCAGGCTCACTTGCTGTCGCAACCCTATAACCGATTACATTACCGTGTGAGCCAAGCGTTTCTGCATTTTGCAATTCTGTAAAACCCACCGGAAGCTGCGCTTTATTGTCGCCATCCACAGAGAACATCGCAATCATAACATGATCTTCTAATGTACCTGTAGGAACACTAACCACACCACTTGCGTCATTATCAAGGTTTGCACTCGCATGAGCTATTAATTCTATTGGCTCGTCCGGGACATCCAGATCACCCGTTATCGTGATACTTCCTAGACCTGTTGTGCCAACCACACCAACTAAAGTTGGGTTGCCCACTTCTTGAAGCACAAAAGTAACCGCTGCGTACTCATCAGCACCTGACCCACCATCTAACTCAATAGCAGGGCTTTCCGTTCCTGTGCCTGTAGCAATCTTGTAAATAAATGAGGCGTAATTAGAAGGGTTAATTTCAGTAAAGCCGCCTAATGGACTACTTGTAAAATCGTTATAATTCCCAAAAAAACCTAGTGTTATATCACCTGAATTACTATCGAGGGCAGGACTTGTCGTAATACTGGTTGTATCTACATCACTATTACCGCTTCCTGTATCACCAACCTCAATCGTACCTGTATAACTAAATACACTTGCCACACCACTACGATACGACCTTGAGCTCGATATTGTTGCTGTGACCACATTTGAAGCGTTAGTGCCACTAGAACTTAAACAGACAAGTGCAACTACTTTTGTATCTTGCCCAGAACTTCCTGTTACCTCAGTATCAACTACAACATATGAATTGCCAATACTATCAGTGACTGACGCCGTTGCAGCATCATTTAAGCCACCACCTTCCCAACGTAACCCTACAACAATACACTCACCCGCTGAAACATTTAAAGAGGGAAAAGCAACTGTTGTAGAGCTGCTTGTATTCTCGTAAGTTTGGCTTTCCTCAAATGTGATACTTGCCGACATTAGCCGAGTTCTTTAGTTATTGGCGGCTCTGGTTTATCAAGATTGTAATTTGAACGAGCATCGTGATAACCTTGATTATAAGCTATATCTATCATCTTATCGATTGAATCATTCACGGTCTTTGTATTAGAAAGTCCTTGCTCGCTTATTAAACGCTCCTTCTCTACCTTAACGTTAATAATCTTAACAATTTCATCTTTTTTCTTTGGATCAGGGTTAAGTGCCATTACTTTTCCCTTTCTCTATAAAAAAAGCCCCAAACCTAGTTAAAGTCGGGGCTAGAACGTATTTTCCTATTTTCTATTTCGTAACATATCACACTAAAAACATATCGTCAACAGCATATGTACAAATTAGCAACTATAAATTTCTCTTTAGTTCTATATTCTTTTTCCATTTTAAAAAATCTTCACCCCAATTAGAGCTAAAAATCAAACCTCTAAGCGGCGTCATTTCTGGTAAAATTTTCCTTATCGCATCTGATATTTCATAATTTCCAAGTTTTTGTTGTTCGCTTCTATATTCTTCTATTTTATCAAGAAAAAAGCAAAGTGCTAAACGGTTTTCATATAAAGGTTTATAACGGAGATGCAACAACATCATTTCGCGTTCCGCCTCTTGCGCTCTTTTTCTGCAATCCTCTGCTAATCTTACTGCGTTTACTATTCTATAATCTTCTTTCATCACTTATTCCCTACCTATCAAAGCATTTAAACCTTTTCGCAATAATGCCAAATATCTGTCATCGATATCTGTTGTTGCTTGCCTTGTCCGGTATTTAATAAAAAAGTTGGGTATTTTATCATCTAAAACAACATCATGTACAATTTTACGCAACGGATTCCGAGCTATCCTAGCATCAACTTTCTTAAAAGCTAATTCTTTGCGCTCACTTTCTTCTTCAATGCTTTCCATCGGCATACCTATTGAACCGCGCCCTGTGTCTTTCGCAAAATTAACAGCACCTTGCTTTGCAAACACCTCATGAACAAAATGCCAGTAACCTTGCTCATAATCTAAAGCGGCACTTTTTTGTTCCTCAGTGATAAAACCCGCATCAAATAACAAATGAATGACGGTAGCATCTGCATTATCCATATTATTGCCCCTAGAACGCCCTGTAATAGCCGAGAAACGCGCTAAACGCTCTTTTGTGGCCTTCTGTTTGGGTTTACGCCCTTCGACCGTTGTTGCGCGTCTCTGAGCCTTCATCTTGCGTTTACGTCCTGCTCTAGCCATTAATAAATTCCTTTGGGACTTTGGTGTTTGGTTGATCTGGCTCTGCACCCCACAAGTGAGGCATCCATTGCTTTTTGTCTTGCCAGACCTTCATTCTTTCAATCCACGGATTTTCTATTTCCTCTAATTCAGTCCAAGCACTATCGGCTAACCAGTTCTTAGCTTCACGGATATGTCGTGGTTCACGATTTTCGCTTTCACACAAATCTGCATACTGTTCGGTTTTATCTTTCAAGCTTTCAAATGGTATTCGTTCCAAAGCTTTTTCAAATTCTGTTTTTGCTTTCAATCCACGAACATCTTTTGGATAGATTTCACCCCATTCAAGAAACATGGTTTCAAGCTCTAACGGGCAGCTTTTCTTTTTAGTATTTTTATATGGTTCTGGTTCTGGTTCTGGTTGGTCACACCGTGGTGTTTCTAAGTCATTGTTTTTATTAGGTCTACTTCTATTTTCGCGTTGTTTATCTTGAAGTTTCGACAAAGTTTCAAGCTCTTTATCTGCGCGAAAGTTGGAGATAATATCATTTTCACACTGAATTTTACCTAATTTAACAAGTTCATTTCGTATAGATTTCCACTTTCTAACCGAGCAACCGAGTAAGCCTGAAATATATCTAGCATCGTCTGGAAGTTCGCCAGATTGCATGTAAATTAAATCTAAAATTAACCTGTAAGCAGATTTCAATTCAAATGTCATTCCAATAGTACCTTCTATAAAATCGCGTGGATATGCTTTGTAATAAGGGAGGCGGTTTTTACTCATGTTTCATCCCTCACAGCGTTAGAATGTAAGAAACAATCAAATGTCAGCGTTTTAGTCGGTCCTCTGCGCTGTTTTGATATAATTAAATCAATCTTATTCTTTAAATAATCGCACTCTGCCATCCATTCGGTGACATCTTTTTTAGGTTCATTATTTTTAAGATATTCATATTCACGATAAACGAAAAACACTGCATCAGCATCTTGTTCAATGCTTCCACTGTCGCGCAAATCTGACATTAATGGGCGTTTATCTTCACGCTGTTCAAGTCCGCGATTTAACTGTGATAAAAGAAGAATTGGAATATCAAACTCTTTCGCCAG